GATTGGCAAAGTGATGAAAGAGTTTGGTGCGGGTAAGTTGACATCCAATAAAAAGGTTGTCAAAGACCCAAAGCAAGCAATGGCTATTGCCTTGTCTGAGGCTGGTAAGGCTAAGAAAAAATGAAAACCAAATCTAAGGTCAATCAAGCAGGGGTTTACACCAAGCCCACCATGCGAAAAGCCTTGTTTGAGAAGATTAAAGCAGGGTCATCAGGTGGGGACTCTGGTGAATGGTCAGCAAGAAAAGCACAATTGCTTGCCAAAGAGTACAAAGCAAAGGGTGGAGGTTACAAGACATGAGCAAAGACAAACCACATTACTTGCCTGATGGCAAACTGTACAAGGGTGACACGCACAAGGTGGGTTCAACTTTGATGACGGGTGCAAAGCATTCTGCATCAAGTAAGGTATTGACGCACACACCATCTAAGCCAAAGGCTAAGAAGTGAAAGACCCACAACAATCTCTAAAGGATTGGGGTAAGCAGAAATGGCGTACTAAGTCAGGTAAACCCTCATCTCAGACGGGTGAGAGGTATTTACCAGAGGCGGCTATTAAGTCTTTGAGTGCTGCTGAGTATGCGGCAACCACTAAAGCCAAGCGCAAAGGTACTGCATCTGGTAAACAGTTTGTTGCCCAACCAAAGAGCATTGCAAAGAAGACATCAAAGTTTAGATGAGGTAAAGATGAAAACACCCACTTGGCAAACAAAAGCTGGTCAAAATCCAAAAGGCGGCTTGAATGCCAAGGGCAGAGCGTCTTATAATGCAGAAACTGGTGGTAATCTGAAGCCTCCAGTAAAGTCGGGGGATAACCCTCGCAGAGCAAGTTTCTTGGCTCGTATGGCTGGTAACAGCGGTGCAGAGTACAAGGATGGTGAACCAACAAGACTGCTTCTTTCGCTCAAGGCATGGGGTGCAACCTCAAAGGCTGACGCAAAGGCAAAAGCTAAAGCTATATCCGCAAGGAACAAGGCAAAAGCGAAATGAGAGCATTATCAGTTGGAGTTAGTCCCACAGCGGCAGTAGACACTACAGTCTATACCTGTCCTAGAGGCTATTACTCAAAATTTACTGTAATGTATATCCACAACACTGGTGGCTCTACCAAGCATATAACTGTTCAATGGTATGACGCAAGTGCTAACTCTACGCTTGATATATTGACTGCTCTTGATTTCAGTACAAAAGAATATTTGCAGTTTGATGGTAATGCCTATATTGTTTTTGAAGAAGGCGATAAGTTAAAAATTACAACACAATCTGCAAGCACATTTAGTTTTATAGCCACATTTGAAGAAGAAGGGTTGACTAGAACATGACCTACCTTGAAATTATCAATGATGTTCTGATTAGACTCAGAGAACCTGTTGTTACTGCAAACAACCAAACTGCCTATTCGACATTGATTGGCAAGTTTGTTAATGATGCAAAACGTCAGATTGAAGATTCTTTTTCTTGGAATGCTTTGGGTCAAACGATTACAGTTACCACTGCATCATCTACAGCATCTTATTCTTTGACGGGTGCTGGTCAGAAGTTTCAAGTCATGGATGTAATCAATACCACAAGTAATGTTGGACTCATAAACATCACTTTTGTGGACATGAACCGCAAACTAAACTTTACTCCACTTGTCAACTCAATCCCTACAGAATTTGCGTTTGATGGTGTTGATGCAAGCTACGATACCAAGGTAAATCTGTACCCAATACCTGATGGCGTGTACACAATCAAGTTTGCCCTGACAGTGCCACAAGCTACATTAACCGCAGACTCAACTGTTGTATCTGTACCTGATGTTTTAGTGGCTCAGAATGCTTATGCAAGGGCTTTGATAGAGCGTGGTGAAGATGGTGGTACATCATCATCAGAAGCATTCTCTCTTTATAAGGTAATGTTGTCTGACCACATTGCTTTGGAAAGCACTCGCTATCCTGAGAACCAAGAATTTGTACCCGTATGACACAGCCACTGCAATTATTTAGCGTTTCAGCCCCAGGTTTTTATGGACTGAATACCCAAGACTCACCGCTAGATTTAGCGAGTGGTTTTGCGGCTATTGCTACTAATTGCGTGATTGACCAGTATGGTCGTGTTGGTTCTCGTAAAGGTTTTTCAAGAGTCAATTCTTCAAGTGGCACTCTTGGCGCAAACAACATCAATGTCATACATGAGTTAGTGCAAGTTGATGGGACTTTGACTACTTTGTTTGCTGGCAACAACAAGCTGTTTAAACTTGATGGAAGCAATGCTGTTGTAGAACTCACCTATGGGGGTGGTGGCACTGCACCTACTATTACCACAACCAATTACCAATGTGCATCCCTAAATGGGATTACATTTTTCTTCCAATCAGGCAATGACCCGTTAATCTACGACCCTGCTGTAAGCACTTCAACTTTTCGCAGAGTTAGTGAGAAGACAGGGTATACAGGCACTGTTCCTCTAGCAAATGTTGCTATATCAGCTTTTGGTAGGTTGTGGGTTGCTGAGACTTCGGCAGACAATGTAACTATCACTTTCTCTGATTTGTTGGCAGGACATAACTGGACAGGTGGTACATCAGGCACTTTAGATGTTTCTAGAGTTTGGCCTAATGGTTCAGATCAGATTGTTGGTTTGGGCGCACATAACGGGTTCTTGTTTATCTTTGGCAAACGTCAGATATTGGTGTATTCAGGCGCTACAACACCCTCCACAATGGCTTTGCATGACTCAATTGCTGATATTGGTTGTTTGTCTAGAGACTCTATTGCTACTGCTGGCACAGACATTATTTTCTTGTCAAACAGTGGTGTTCGCAGCTTGTTGCGTACTATTCAAGAGAAGTCAGCACCTTTGCGAGACTTGTCTAAGAATGTTCGTAATGACTTGATGACCAATGTTGGTGGTGAGACTTTATCAAACATTAAGGCTGTTTACTCTGAAAGCAATGCTTTTTATCTTCTAAATTTGCCTACTGCCAAACAAGTATATGTGTTTGATACGAAGAGGCAATTAGAAGATGGCAGTGCTAGGGTAACGACTTGGGAGAGTATTGAGCCTACTTGTTTTCTCTCAAAGCGCAATGGTGACTTGCTTCTTGGTAAGAATGGTTTTGTGTGCAAGTATGGTACTTTTCTTGACCATGCGTCTACCTATCGTTTCCAGTATTTCACCAACTATTCAGACCTTGGTGATGTAAATATTACATCTATTCTGAAGAAGATTTCTGTTGTTGTTATTGGTGGTTCTAACCAAGGATTCATCATCAAGTGGGGCTATGACTTTTCTGGTCAATATTATGCTCAAACATTGCAGATTCCTGTAACTACTGTTGCTGAATATGGAACTGCTGAGTATGGAGACAATGGAGTACCAGTTGCAAACTACTCTGCTGGTATTCAGTTGAGTACATTGGTTGGTCAAGCAAGTGGCTTTGGTAAGGTTGTTCAAACAGGCTATGAGGTGCAAATCAATGGTGCGCCCATAAGCATTCAGAAGATTGAAATTCAAGCCAAAAACGGCAAACTGGCGTAAGGAAACATCATGGCAAATTACACGAAAACCACCAACTTTGCGGCAAAAGATGCCTTGATTTCTGGTAATGCGGCAAAGGTTGTTAAGGGAACTGAGATTGATACTGAGTTCAACAACATCCAAACTGCGATTACTTCAAAGGCAGATGGTGACTTTACAAACTTTTCGTTTGTAGAGACAAGCAATGTCTTGTACATCTACAACTCAGCGACTGCTGTTGCCAAGATAGATTCTTCAGGTAATTTCACTGTGTTGGGCAATGTGATTGCTAATGGTACTGTTTAAGGGGTTAAGAAAATGCCAAATATTAATAAGCAATATCAAAACTTAGCATCCAAGGGTAGGTATGGCGACACCATGCTTGCTCATATCAATCCTCAAGAAGCAGGATTGTTAAAGTCTATGGGCGGTGCTGGCACTATTAATCCTCAAACTGGTTTGCCTGAGTTTTATGGTATTGGACAACTAAGACAAATGGGTTTGTTATCAGAGCCATATCAAGCACCATTCGGTACTTATGACATGAGAGTCTCATCTCCAGATAGACCAGCACCATTCGATAGAGAATTTGCAGATGTAGATCAATTAGGAAAGGGTATACAAAGAATTACAGGTTATACATTACCAAATGAGCAAGCGTATCAGGGCATCCCACTTGTTGCGAAATATGACGAACAAGGTAATTTTCGATTTTTGACACTAGAAGAAGGTAATGCTTTAACTCCCGACCCAAGCCGACCAAACATCCAATCTGTCCCAAGACTCAATGCACAAGGCGAGGTTATAGATTTGGGGATTGTTGATACAGATAATTTAGATAATGGTGATTTTGGCGGTCTATACGAATTAGGCATTGAACTTGCCCCAATAATTTTAGCTGCATTAGGTTCTAGTTACCTTTCTAGTAGTGGCTTTGGTACAGCGGGTACGGGTGCTAGTACAGCGGCGGCTGGTACAGCGGGTGCGGCAAGTGCTGGCACAGCAGCAGGACTTGGTGCAAGCACTGGCACAGGCTTAACTCTTGGCGGTGGTGGGCTTGGACTTAGTGCTGGTGGCGCTGGTCTTGGCATAACTGCTGGTTCAGCGGGTGCTGGCACTATCGGTGCAGGATTGGGTACAACACTTGCAGGAATAACTACAGGGGTTGGCGCTGGTGCGGCATTAGCGGGTTTAGAAGCTGGTTCTGGTACAGGACTATTAAGTTCAGGAACAGGGTTGACTACTGGAGGAAGTGGATTAGGATTAACTTCTGGAGGCGGTATTGGACTGACCACAGGTTCAGCGGGTGCTGGTTCTATTGGCGCAGGATTAGGTACAGAACTTGCAGCAATAAATACAGGCATTGGCGCTGGTGCAGCAGCAGGGGGTATTGGGGCTGGTTCTGGTGCGGCAGTAGGTGGTGGCATGACTCCAGTTGATTACAGTCTTGGTAGTGCTGCCGCTGGTGCTGGTGCGACTGCTGGAACTGGCATTACTTCAGGTGTTATTTCTGCCATTTCAAAAGCAACTGGAATTGAAGTAGATACTTTAAACAAACTTGCGCCATCTGTTATTCAAGGATTGATAGGTGCTGGTGGTTCTTATTTGCAGTCTGAGCAAGCAAAGGAAGCGGCTAAAACACAAGCTGACGCACAAATTCGTGCGGCACAAATTGCGGCTGATGCGGCTAGGTTTAGACCTGTTGGCGTGACTACTCGATTTGGCTCATCAAACTTTCAGACTGATGCACAAGGTAATGTGATTGGTGCAGGGTATACGCCTAGCGCTGAAATCACAGGCTACCAAGATAGATTGAAAGTACTTGCTAATCAAGGTTTGACTGATGCTGAAGGTGCTAGAGCCGCTTATCAGCCGTTAACTGGTGCGGCACAGAGTCTGTTTGGTTTAGGTCAAAATTACCTTAACAGTAATTTGGGACAGCCTTTAACGGACATGAGTAGAACATATATGCAGTCTCAAGCGGGTCAGCCTTTGACTAGCATGGGTCAAACATATATGGCTTCCCAAGTTGGACAGCCTGTAACAAGTTTGGGTCAAACATATATGCAATCCCAAGCTGGTCAACCTTTGACTCAACTTGGACAACAATACATTGCTTCTGATGTGGGTCAACCACTTACATCCCTTGGTCAACAGTACTTACAAAAATCACCTGATCAGATAGCTGCTGACTACATTACCAAACAACAAGCATTGCTTAATCCTAGTCGGCAGAATGAACTTGCTCAGTTGCAAAACAGGCTATTCCAACAAGGTCGAGGTGGTGCGGCTACTGCTCAAGGTGGTAATTTAGGCGCTACATCTCCTGAATTGCAAGCCTACTACAACGCATTGGCACAAAGTGATCTGCAACTTGCGGCTAATGCAAGACAAGCAGGACAACAAGAAACACAATTTGGTGCTAACTTGTATTCAACAGGCTTGGGACTTACTTCTGGCAGACAACTTCAAGGTGCAGACTTGTATCGATCTGGTAGAGGATTAACAAGAGAAGAACAGATTGCTGGTGCTAATTTGTATGGTCAAGGAACAGGTTTGACGCAAGCCCAACAACTTGCTGGTGCTAACTTATATGGTCAAGGGACTGCTTTAACTCAGGCTCAACAACTTGCGGGTGCGGATTTATATCGCACAGGAGTTGGCTTGACTCAGCAAGGTCAGCAGTTTGGTGCTGGATTGTTTGGCACTGGTGCTGATTTACAAAATAGATTCTATTCTGGTCAAACAGCGGCTTATGCGCCATTTGCAACAGCAATGGATACTTCATCTGGTCTTGAACGATTAGCACAACAGCCTTTGGATTTAAGTACTGCAATTGGCTCAAGGGTTAGTACAGCAAATGCTAATGCTGGTCTCTTAACTGGTCAAGGCATCATCAATGCGGCAAGGACAATTGCTCCAGCAAATACTTATTCTGGAACTGGACAAGCTTTATCTGGTTTAGCAAGCAGTCCTGTTTTTAACAATGCTGTAGGCCAGTTATTTGGGCAAACGCCACAACAAGGTAGGAATATATATACAGGTGAACTTATAGATGCCAATGCGCCTTACGCTTCTAATAATTCTTACAACTACGACCCGCGAGTTCGTTATCTAGACCCTGCAACAGGCCGATATTTAATTGCTCAATAACCAGCATTCAGTAAGGAGAAAAAATTATGCCATCAGAAATCTTAGGATTGTTCACTACTCCTGAACAGTACCAACAAAACCAGTTAGCACAGGTTCGTAGTCGTGCGTTTCAGGAAGTGCAGTTAGACCCGTTTCAGCAAGCGGCTTTAGGTGCTAGGACTGCTGGTTATCAGTTTGGTCAAGCAGTTGGCGGTGCTTTGGGTGGTCA